GCTCATATTCTATCCATATCGTTAACACTTTCTGTTTGCATTTGCCCACCACCTTCAGGCGGTAACACGCCTTGTTGCTGTGCCGCCATCTGTGCCATCTGCATCATTTGTTCTTGCATCTGTTGTCGTTCTTGCGGCGTCGTTCTAAGTTTTGCCGGAATACCTAGCTGGTCAGCTATGTAATCACCCACGGCATCCATTCTAATTAAGGTCTGACCTTGTGGCCCCATCATCTGAGATATCTGCATAAACTGCATAACCTCGTTTAGTTTCTCGGCATTGTTAGCCATAGCCAAAGGTGATACTGGCACGACCTTGACCTGAAGTCCGTTGACTTTTAACGGAAGCTCTATCTCACCCATTTCATCCATAAGCTCAAGGGTACGTCTAACGATTGGAAACATTGTCTCGCTGATGAGCCGCCCGAACGCTGACCCCAAATTCTGCGATAGTTCTTTCATACGTTCAACAATCTCAGTCGCACTTCTGGCGCTCATATTGTCGGGCGGCAAGCTTTCGTCTAGCAATGTTTTCTTAATGTTTATACGCAAGTCATTGCTGACGATTTGTGTTAGGTTGGCGTCGCCCGACCGGGGTAAAGGTTGCAGAGATGGACCGCGAGGACCCCCGTTCGAGCTAACGCCTATTACTGCGCCGGGAACAATGCTGATAGTTTGTGGATTTAATACGCCATCGTCAACCGCAGTAAACACGCCACCAATACTTATGCTGGCGTTTTTTAAAGTTAATTCAACAACTTTATTGAGTGTCTTAATGTCAGGTAGGGCGTATAGCACGGGGCCACGACCATACCTCTCGTTACTAGCTTTCATGTACCTGGAGATAACCCAAGGGAAAGACTTTAGCTTTCTATGTAAAAGTTTAAAATCTTCCTCTGCTGTAATAATACAATAATGAATTTGATTATCTATTGTGTAGGTTGCCTCAATCATTTCAAGAGGTTCTGTTACATCGTCTTCATATTTTTTTATGATATGGTCAGGAATTTCTGCGTCAGGAAATTCTCTCTGAATAACATTGAAGGGTCGTTTGAACTTTCGATATACCGTATCAACTTGACCGTTTGGCCCTTCCTCAAAAGATATATGATAACTAGGAACAGCCGTATATCTTATAGGCGTTAACTCATCACCCGGCTGAATAAGCATGACCGCTGTGCCAATAGCTAGGTCTAGCAAAAACTCCCCCATAGCCAGGTCAAAACCAGACTGAGCCATAATCCCAAACATTTTTTCCGCATAAAAATCTAACGCTTGTTGGGCTTCTATTTTTTGCTCGTCAGGTATTTCTAGGCCCGGCTCTAATCTACACCACGGTCTCTGTGGGGGGAACAGGGAGGATTGTATCCGATTAGCAAACCGGGCCGTTGAGTGTTGCGCTGTACTGTCAAACACTCGTTTCATTTTATTTTGACCGGGAACATTACCCTCATAGTAACCGTCGTAAAGATTACGCATAGGAAGCGCATACTCGTAGGCTTCCTCATAGATAGACCGCCATTGCTCCTTGTGAGTTGCGGCTTTCTTGTAGCGTTTCTTTATTTCTTTAACGTCTAACATTTTATGATTTTTTTCCAAGCGTCGCGTAAGCTATGGCAAAAGCCTGTTTTTTATTTTTGGCTTTACCTTCTTTCATAATCTTATCAGCTTTCTTGCCAACCATTTTATTCATTGCTTTTTTATCAAATGGCTTTTTCATTTCCCTACCTCTTTTTGTGCGACTTTATGAGCTTGAGTAAAAGTTTTGCCATCTCTCATAAGCTTTCGCATCATTCGCATATGACGCTCGCTATGATGCTTTTTATGCTTTTTTAAGGTTTCTTTTTGTCTGTCGGTCAAGCTGCTCATGCCTGTTTATTCCTTCTCGCAAAATTTCTAGCAGCTTCTACACTGCCAAAGCCCCAACGTTTTAATGCTAAAGCTTTTCTTGTTGGCCTACCTTGTTCATCTTTCATTGGCCCCTTCATGCCAGCAAACCTTGCCGCGAATGAAACCCGCCTTGGACTCGT